GTCGATGTCTTCGTGAGCTTCCCGACCGGTTCCGGTCGAGCGCTCCGTTTTCATCTGTCTTGTGGTAGTCATTTTGAATTTCCTTCTGCCCAGTTCAGGGCAGGTTTATTACGCCACGATTGCGGCGTCGGAGATTCCACCCAAGCGTGCGGCTGCGCGTCCGTGCTCGATGCAAAGCCCTGCGAACCATTCGACCCGAGTGCGGAACTGCGGCGAGTCGTCCAACTCACCGAGATCGCGCACATCCATCGTGCCGTTCTGGATGCCCGTGACGAGCCCGTCACCGAAGCCCACGCAGTAGATCGACGTAGAGCTTGTTCCACCCGGAGTACCGTTTACATCACCCTGCTCGTCGAACAGGAGCGGCTCTGTGCCACCGTTGTCTGAGTACGCGACAAGGATAGGAATGTCGTTGTACCGCGTGACCCTGCGGCCGAACGCGTCGAGGTCGTACGTGATGTATCCACCGACCGTCGATAGACGGGCAGCGGCACTGAGCCGGCGACGCATCGTTCGGTTCATGATCAGAGCAGAAGGCTGAGTCACGGCGTCGATGCACTCATCTAGAACCGCGAGCGACAGAGCGTCGCCTGCGTCCGTTGTACCAGCGGCAACCAACTGGTCGCCCACAAGGCGGTTCTGAAGGCCGTCGAACTCACGGGCTTCCGAAGTGCTATCGCCTTTGATCAGCGCGCGGGTGATTTCGGCCGACAGCGCATCGACCTTCATCACCTCCTGCGTCGCCCGCACTTGGCTTCCACCGGTTTTGATGAGGAAGGTGTCCACATCGAGATCGCCACCGCAGATGCGGAGAGCCTCGACCAACGGGTTGATGACACCCGTGGACGCTGTATAGGACTCGTTTACGCCGCGGAAAGCGACGGAAGGCAGGGTTCCCTCGCGGTTGTACGCGTAGGCGTTACCCGCGATGTCCTTAAACGGGAGCGCCATGAGAAGGTCGGAAGATTTCGCGAACATGGCGATTACGCCGGCTCGGATCGTCTCTCCGTTGTTGGCCGCGACCTTCATGGCCTCGATCAGGGTCAGTGACATTTGTCAGGTCCTCATTATGAAAGAATGGTTAGGCTGTCTGGCCGCCATCCTCTCGGGTCCCAACAAAATGATACCGAGGGGATTCGGCCCTTCCTTTTTACCCTACGCCTGAAGACTTGATTGCGATGGCGATCGCCGCCAAAAGCGTCCCAGGATGAGCCGAATCGCTCGGTTCCCTGCTCCCCTACGGTCCTTTCACCGGGGCATCGCGCCCCGGGACGAATCCTACTCCAGCGTTCGTCCTACGCTTCATGTCCAGCCGGGATCGCCCCGGCTCAGCTTCCTGCTGCCCGCGCGGCCGTCATGGCTGCAGCGGGGTTTGCCTGTATTTCTTCGGCCGTTGTGCCGGTAACCGGCTTGCCGTCCGAGTCGAACGCACCGCCCGATCCACCACCGCTCCCTTGGGAGCCCTTGAAGTGGTACGGGTACTGCTTCTTCAGCGGGCCCAACACGTACTGATCGATCGCCATCCCAGGATGGTTAACGAGCTTCGGCTTGCCGTCTTCGGTCAGGTCAAAGTCCTTCTCAATCATCCGTAAAGCGTACAGGTCCGTGACCCGATCCGGAAGAACGCCTGCCTCCATCATGATCCGCTTCACCTTAGTGTCCAGCTTGAGGTCGCGGTTCTCGCCCTGCAGCGGCTTCAAGGCCTCAATCTCGGCGTCTTTCCCTGCCATGACTTCGGCTACCTCTGCGCGGGCGTCAGCCTGAGCCATCTCTCTGAGCTTCTTCAACTCATCGTCCGTCGCGTTCGCGGCCTTCTGCTGAAGAGCCAGCTTCGCGGCTGCCAGATCCTTCTCAGCCTGCTTCCGTGCCTTGTCGGCCGTAGCGCGGGCTGCACGTTCGTTTTCAAGTGCAGCAAGGCCCTTTCCAGCAAGTTCCTCGCCAGCAGGCTTGCTCGCCCACTTGCCGTCCCTCTCTTCGTAGACATCCCGGAACAGTTCCGGAACATCCTCGAGCGTGTCGAAAACTGGCCAATCCATCTGGTCTCCCTCTTCGAGTGTGACTCGCGCGTGCAAC